AACTACTATGTATATCAAGGAGTGCCATACGATTTCGTAAATAATGGCGCAATCCTAGGAAAATAAAGGGTCTGCGGAGTTTTCGTAAAATCGTAAAAAATATAAAATTCTATGTATTTTAATGCATTTTAATGCGAAAAGTGTGTAGTAACTGTGTAGTAACCACCCCAAAAAGTGTGTAGTAAAAATTGTATATAGAAAAGCCATTATATGACACAAATATGAGAAGAACATGGAAATGCTCTTCTCTTTTTTTATGCCACAATTTAGGCATAAGGAGATGATGTTATGTTTGATGATGAAGTAAGAGAACAAATATTTGCTAAAAGCGAGTTACAGAAAATCGACTTAATGACATTATCCCTTGTCATTAAAGCGATAGAGGAAGTTTTGGAGGAAAATAAAGATGAACATGCCGTATCAGCAACCAATGATGAATTATACACCTAATTATGGAGCGTATCAGTATAACCCAATGGCGAGCTATCAGAGATACCAACAGCCCGAACCAACACAAGGCATAAGTGGCAGAGTAGTACAGGCAGTTGAGACTATTAATCCCAACGAGGTGCCAATGGATGGCGGTGTAGCATTTTTTCCAAAACAGGATTTAACAGAGATATATGCTAAGAGTTGGAATGCTGACGGAACAATACGCACATTGACTTTTAAGCCGGTTTTGAATGATAAGACAGACATTTTATCGGGTGACACGGAAAAACTTGAATTTGACCTATCAGAGAAAGCCACAGAGGGTATTATGGCAAAGCTCAACGAACTATCTGAGAAAATTGAGCAATTATCTTTAGGGGCACAGAGAAAAACTTCAAGAACGCAAAGCAAGGAGAGTGAAAAAGCATGAATGTAATGGGAATAATGCAACAGATAATGAGCAATAATCGCGTAATGGGAAATCCAATGATTCAGAATGCAATGAGCATGGCTCAAAGCGGAAACAGCAAGGGAATTGAGCAAATGGCAAGAAACTTATGCAAGGAAAAAGGCATTAATCCTGATGATGTAATGAAGCAGATTAAAGGTAATTTTGGAATATAGCATATGAGAGAACGTGCGCACGGCTCTTTATGAAATAAATTTTGGAGGTAAAACAGATGTTCAACACAGGAAATTGTCCAAGCGTACCTATCGTGGCGAATTTGGACGGAAACAACGGAAATAACTGGAATGACGGCTCATGGCTTTGGTTCCTTATCGTAGTATTCGCGATATTTGGGGGCTGGGGCAACGGCTTTGGTGGTTTCGGTGGCACTAATGGCGGTGTCGGCAGCGAAATTCAGAGAGGATTTGACAATCAGGCAGTTATCAGCAAGTTAGACGGCATTTCCAACGGACTTTGTGACGGCTTTTATGCCATGAACAACAGTATGCTCACAGGCTTTAACGGCATAAACACAAACATTATGCAGACCGGATATGGCATACAACAGGCGGTAAACGCTGACACAGTTGCTAATATGCAAAATACCAATGCTTTACAGTCACAGCTTGCTAACTGCTGCTGCGAGACGAGAGAGGCCATCCAGGGCATAAACTACAACATGGCAACTAACACTTGTGCTTTGCAAAACACCATGAATAGCAACACAAGAGACATCATTGATAGTCAGCAGGCAGGAACGAGGGCTATTCTTGATTATCTCTGCAATGAAAAAATCTCTAGCTTACAGGCAGAAAATAACGACCTTCGCAGAGCAGCTTCACAGGATAGACAGAGTGCATTACTTACAACTCAGATGGCAGCTCAGACACAGCAGATTATCAACGCTGTAAATCCGGCACCAATCCCGGCATACACAGTACCTAATCCAAATGCTTATGCATATGGATGCGGATGCAATACAGGTTGCGGATGCTAAAACTGAATAATTGAGTATCTTAATTGAGTTAACTCAATCTAAACCGATTAAAAACCATTTTTAGTCGAGGATTAGTCCAAGTTTAGTTGAGAGTTAGTCGAGATTATGTCTGCTAAGCAGTATTACTTATAACCCAAGGGCAGACTATAATGTTTGCCCTTATTTTGTGAAAGAGAGGTAAAGATAATGGAAATAACAGGAATTGCATTACAAACAGTTGCCGCCGGAGAAGATGTGGCATTTACAGAAACACCGGTATGTGGAACTAAATGTATAGTCCACAGACAGGGAAGCGGAATTATTAAGCTAAGAGGTATTACTAATCAGTGCAAAGCTAGATTTTTAGTATCTTATAGTGGAAACATTCAGATACCTACAGGCGGTACAGTTGGAGCTATTTCGCTTGCCATTGCAGTAGACGGAGAGCCTTTACAGTCAACACGAATGATAGTTACTCCAGCAGCAGTACAAAATTTATTTAACGTTTCGGCTCAGGCCTACGTAGATGTACCTTGTGGCTGTTGCAGTACTGTAGCGGTGCAGAATACATCAACACAGGCTATTGAAGTACAGAATAGTAACTTAATTGCTGTTCGTGAAGCGTAGGGGGTGAGAGTATGCACATTGAAAGAATGCACAAAATGCAAGAGTGTCTTACAGAGAAAGCTGTCAGCGAGTTTGAAAAGGGCATTGAAAATGTTGACACTTCTGAAATGGGTGAGGTCGTGGATATGATAAAAGACCTTGCAGAAGCTGAGTATCATTCAATAATTTCCAAGGCTATGAAAAAGGCTGATGAAGAGGAAGAAGAGTACGACAAAGAACTCCTAAGAAGTCTTAAGGCAGAATATGGCGAAGAAAGTGGCAGAAGATATTACGACCAATATCGCTATGCAAATGGCAGATTTGCCCCTAAAGGTCGTGGAACACGTAGAGGATATGAAGAGCCACCATATTATCATATGCCGGTAAACTACAACGACATGGAGTATATGCGTGACATGGATAAGAGCCGAGGTAAGATGTACTACTCTGAACCGATTGCACCACATGTGAGTGAAAGCAATTATGACAGAGCAAAGAGACATTATACCGAGACAAAAGAAATGCACAAAGGAGCTTCAACAGAGGATAAAGAGCATAAAATGAAAGCCCTTGACATGTATATCCGTGAATTGAGCGGAGATATATCGGAGCTTTTAAATGACATGACGCCCGATGAACGCAACCTTTTGCGCACCAAGATGAGCAATCTTGCGTCAAAACTGTAATTATTAAGGCTATGGGTAGCAATGCTCATAGCCATTTTTAGAGGGTATAAGCATGGATATAAGAGTTAATGATACATTGTGGCACATACAATTTAAAAAGCCCACATCAAGCGAATTAAGGCGGTCAAACGGCACAATAAGCCTAGGAGTGACCGACAACACAACCAAGACAGTAACGATAGCTGATAATGCGTCTGATTACATGACCGACAAAATACTATGCCACGAGTTGGTGCATGTGTACTCGTTCTCATACGGCTGTGACATTGATATAGAGACAGAGGAAATAATCGCAGACTTTATGAGCTTGTACGGACGGAATATTGTATACACGGCTGACAGAATATTTGATTTATTGGAGCAAAAATATGGATAAAATAGACAGACTATTAGAATACATACATCGGACTAATCCGGAAATGACACGGCAGAAATTGATTGAAGAACTAGGAGAGAGCGAATACAGTGCCAAGAGCATTTATTTTTTGGCAATTCAAAATTCAAACCCCTAAAAATTTTAGGATGAATTAAGTACCCCCCCCTACCTTTGACTTTTTCGATTTCAAAAATCCGTTTGCGAAATTTTCCGAAATCTTGTCGAGAACTTGCAAAGAACTCGCACCGCACTTTAATTGAGTGAAGTTTTCTGAAAATTCAAACATTTTACATGAGTTGGTGCGCCTAGCTCGTAGCGTGTCACACCCGGCACGGCTTGACGGCTCGAACCTCTACAGATATATTGCAAGGCATTGTAAACGGCTCATTTTACGGCTTATTTTAGCGCACTCGATAAAATCCACGATAACACGCTTTAAAGCCCTTAAATTGTCAAATACACGGCTTTATAGTGTATATATCATAAAATCATAGAATATTTTTGTTAATTTGTCAATGTACATATGTCCCGGAGCTATAGCCGGATAACTTGCGACAGCTCCAACGGCTGCGCGCTTGATTTTTGGACACGTCAAAAAGGGATATAGAATATCCCTAATAACGCGTGACATATTTTCCGGCTCTGTAGTCGCAAAATAGCGTGACCGGGTGAACGTGTGCGCGCTTCTCTACAACTTGCAACCATTCACCAGACCTTTGAACTGTAATTTTTAGTTCGTGTGACTCCATCCATTCTATACAGTCATATTTGATATAATCAAAGTCGCTTATTTTCGGCACTTCATAGCCTAGCGCCTGAACACGCTTATATATTTCCCTTTTGCCTAAGTACTCGTATTTAGACATAATACACCCCCCTAACTATAACAAGCCTTAATTATTGGGCTTATATAGTTCTCGTGATTCAGATAGTTGATAAAAGCCGTGCGCCTATAGTCTTTGCCACTGATGAGCGTTAATACATCGTCACACGTCCCAAAATCTGCGACAGTTCTAAATATATCTATGATTGCTTTTCGCGTTTCTCGCTCGCTTGCCTGATAGCCTGACGCGCTTTGATATTTGCCGTTGTAGCGTGCTTTTATTTCACGCTCTACAGCGTCAAGCGTGGTTAGTTCGTTACCCATTCATTAACCCTCTTTTCTGTTTTAGTACATGGTTTATAGGTTGCTTTTTGACCTTTTCGCGGTCTGTCGTGCGTTAATCTGTTTTTATTAGGTGGTAATGCAAATCACCTATAAAGGGCGCACAATTATTTGTTCAGGCGTTGCACCTCTTGAGCCTGATATAAATATAAAGGCATCTATAAGACCTATTGGCGCGATTATTTACCGGACGCGCGGACGGAGTGCGATATATACAGCCGTAAAACCGTATAAAAGCACTTATAAATTAAATACATTAAATTAATAATATAAGACCTTAAAAGCCTTATATATAAAGCTAATAGTCGGAATTGCACCGGCTGGAATACTCCGCGTTAATTTGTATTAATATTAGCTTGTAATATCCTTTTATGAGGTAAAGCAAGCCGGGGAATCGAACCCCGGAAAACGCCACCGCTTGCTTAAATAATTACACCTAACCGCATGCAATCTCTTTTCCTATCACATAAGATTTTCCATTTTTTATAATCGCCCTTGATATTATCAGTGGTCCTTGTGTCCGCCCATTCGTCACGCGCTTTAATATAAGCGGCTTTCGCATCTGCTTTTTGTTTCTGTAATCTTTCCATAAATTCCATAATATCAACCAACCTTTCAAATCTTCTTTGTGCATTCTTCCATGTGAGCGCAGCCACAACATGGGATTGATTTTTGTGCATATGTTAGGCTCTCCAACCTTTTTATAAGCGCATCCGGTCCATACTGTAGAGGTAGAGCCGTTACAACTTCTACCTAACTCGTAACAATTTTTACACATATTATTTAACATAATATCACCCATCCTTTTTTGTCTGCTTGTCTCATCAGTGGCAAGGTTGCAACCCTCCACCAGACCGCCGCGCGGGCGGTTTCGACTATGCTAGTCTAACAACTGCATTTTTAATATTTGAGAAGTGGAAAAGTTCCCCGGTTTCAACGTTCTCAAATATTACAGATGGCGCAAATGTTTCAAATGGTGCAAATATTTCGCCGTTGCAACTGTATGGCAACTTCTCTGTATTCCAGTCAATTCCAAGTTTTCCGTTTTTTTCGTACACGCAAAAAGTCTTGTCGTAGTTTCTGGTTTTTATCTCCTTATTGTTTGAGTCGTATAAATGTACTTTAATTGTATCGTTTGCTTTCATTCTTACACCTCCTAGTTATAATAAAAACTTTCTATTGCTGTCCTTGTAGTGCCTTTTACAACGATAGTCATTAAGTGGCTAAAGCTATCCAATGCCAAGCCATAAGGCTCTAAATCCTTATTTAATTTATCAATTCGCTTATCGCAACTTGTTGATAAGTCTTTTGTGCTCTGGCGGTTGCAAGTTCTCTCGTCATTCTCTAAATATGTAAGCCTGTCAAGGTCTGCGTTCAGCCTGTAGAAGCGATTCATTAAATGCCTTGTTACACCGTACTCAATTTCGTATGTCTCGCTTGCTCTTCTTAGCTCTTTTTCTCTCTTTTCTGCGATTGTCAATTTTCTCATGCTCTTGCACCATTTTGCCGATTGTGTTATAATCGGTTTACCTTTCAATTATTTTTTGTTTGGTGCCTGTCGTTTGGTTGGTAGTTCTGCGACAGGCTTTTTATTTTGTTCCTTGCCTCTTGGCTTGTCATTATAATAACATTGTATTTATGTAATGTCAATACATAAATTAAAAAATATTGCAATAAAATTTAATTACATTAATATAATAATAAAATCAATAATAAATGAATTAATGCATATAATAAGAAATAACTATTATTATTTATATTATGTAATTATATTATTGTTGACATAATAATATAATTATTATATATTTATGTATAGCAATATTGATATATAGTAATATTGCTAGTAACTATTGATATTATTAATTTATATAATGAGGTGTAAAAAATGGATGAAAGAAAAATAATCGAAAACTATAAGAAACGTATACAGAAGCAAAATGACAGAATAAGAGAGAGCTACGACAGAATAAGCGTTACTTTGCCAAAGGGCACAAAAGACCGAATACAGGCGCAAGGGCTTACAATTAATGGCTTTGTAAATCAATTAGTATTGGAGAAGCTGGACGAGCTGGAAAACAATAACAATAACAATGAGTGCCCATTTTAAAAATTATTTCAATTATGTATTGCATTTATGTATTTAATATGTTAATATAATGTCGTAGCAAATAAACAGTTTAATTAATGAGGTGGGAAAAGTGAAAAGCTATGATTATATTGTTATCTCCGGTAACAATGAAGAAATTTATAGCACCAAAAAAGAAGTAAACAAAAGAGTTAAAGAGCTAACAAGTCAAGGAAAAACCGGCTACTTTGCAAAGTGGGATTTAATCAACGATGAAATTCTAGAAGGTAGTCAAGTAGATTTTTAAAATTGGAGGCATAAAGAGTATGAATATTAACAGAATTAAAGTCGATAATTTTTGGATTAGCTTTGATATTGAGAATGTAAAGGCAAAAAGAAACGGCAAGACTTTCGAAGAGGTGCAAGCCGTGGCAACCTACACCAAAGATGGTGAAGAAATAGCAAAGATTTATAAGCTAGGCAATTTTGAGTATTGCGCGAAGCTCTTAAATAACGATTTTGCAAGAAGCGAAGCAATCCGGATTATTAAGAGCCACGACACAAGCAAATTTAGCCCGTTTAGAAATTAAAAAATTAAATATTGCTTTTCAAAAAGTCGGTTTTTGTGACCGGCTTTTTATTTTTATATAAATTAATATATATGTGTGTGATGTGGTATATATTAATCAATACAGTTGTTGTTATACGTCCAATAATCAGTATATTGACAAAATAAGCAGAATTATATATTATTATCTTAAATTTAATTAATAAGCGAATGCCGGTTAGCTCGTGTTGTTTGGATTAATTCCAAGCGGTGCGGGCTTTTTATTTTGTGATTTTGAGGTGCTAAAATGGAAAAAATTAAAGGAAATATAGTTAAACATTTAATTGCCGATTTTGGCACTTTCCAGCTTTACCGCGAGGACTTCGAGAGGGCTATTAATCAGGCTTGTCAGGAACTGCAAATCGAGGACTTAAAAAGCGAGGGTCAAAGACCTTGGAAAGCTGTCTGCAAGAGAGTTGGAGAAATTATATTTAATGATAACAGTATATTAAAAGACAAGCAGCTATATGATAATACATGTATGCTAACTAACTATAATAGATATAATTATAATATATTAAATAATATATGTGATGAATATATATATATTAGTGATAAATATAATAAGCTGTGTAGTACTGTAGCATTTAGCAATTGGTGCAATATAGATTGTGGTGTAATAGATAATTGGAGATTAAATAAAGAGTCAAGCCCTAAAAGTTATGAGATTTGGGAAAAATTGCAAGGAATCCGTAAAGATTGTATCAAGGATAGGGCGTACGATAATAAATCACCGGTTGGTGCTATGTTCGTGGGAAATAATGAATTTGGCATGAATCAGCCGGGCATCGGCTACGAGGCTACGCAAGCACGAGCGCTAACGGCTAATGAATTGCCACGGTTAGGCGGTTCAAATAGTCAGAATATTAAAGCATTATCAGGCAATAACATGGTTGATAATGCCAAGTAATTGTATATACAACAGGCACAATTCTAAGTCTTTGATTTATAAGGCTTTGAGAGCTATTGAATTATTGCAACTATGCACAAAACAGTTGTTTAGCGAAGAGTTGAAAGTGTATAAGTAAATTGTATATGCAATAGATACAATTTAAAATGCTTGATGGTTGAGAGCTGAATGACACGCGCAGCGGTGCCCCTGGGGGTCTATGAGAAAAGCGACAGACCGCCCCACTTAGCCCCCAAAATATCCGCCAAAACAAAAAGGCCTTTACCCATACCTCAATCGCACCAAGCAGTATTTATTATTATAACATAAGTTATATATTAATTAAACAACATACACAATAATAATATATATACATACAACTACGATAAAATATTAGTTATATATAATATATAACAGTAAAGGAGCTAGCAGAGATGAAATTAACAGGATTTGAGTCGAGCAAAATTAATTCCGATATGGTAAATCACCCTAGCCACTACAATCTACCTAACCGAAAAGAATGCATTGATGAAATGATTGACATTTACGGACTTAAGGATGTGGCTAAATGGTGTGAGATTACTGCATACAAGTATAAATATCGTGCCGGACATAAAGATAGCCTCACACAGGATGTACAAAAAGCTATATGGTACACAATTAAGGCTCACGAGCTTAAATCTAGGCGCAGATGGAAAGTATTTGGAAAATTCGTGGATAAGGAACTTCCGGTGTTGATTAAAAACGTTTTCCTGTGGCTGATGATGCTTTGCACAATTCGTGCAGTGCTCTTATCTGACGAACACGGATTGCTTATCTCGGTAGTGTTTCTAGTCTTGGCTACCATAACCGAGTCGCTGATAGAGGGCTTTAAGGATAATTAGATTTTGAGGTGTAAATCATGTTTGTATTAAAAATCGCAACAACAGCATGGCTGGCATTAATCGCTTTTGGAATGGTAAATGCCACATTAAACGAAAAAGTGGCAGTTAGTACAAGGCTTCTTGGCATTGCGGTAATGTTCGGTCAGATACTTGCCATAGCTTTCATGTGGCAATAAATAGGGCATTCGCCAAGCGGTAAGGCACAGGATTTTGATTCCTGTATTCGTTGGTTCAAATCCAACATGCCCTGTTCGGGGTTTACTTGGTTCCCCGACATTGGACTTAGTAGTTCCTTTCGCCCTCATAGTGGAAAGCTGTTAAGGACCGTCACAAGGCTCGTGAGGGTTTAATCGTGTATAATCCCACAATACACGAGCGTGGAAGCCAACCTGTCGCAAAGGCATCTGTAATAGGCAGAGTAGACATATATACCCCCCTTTAATTAATTGTTAAACTAGGGCAACTCAAATCATATGAGTCTTAGGTGAGGTGCAATTCCTCACATGTCCTTTGCTGTAGGTTTCGTTAGTTCTTTTCCTACGGCACATACAAATTTATATCTCCGGAGGGTGTAGCCACTCCTTAGACTTCACCCTCATTGTTGGCATGTAGCTCAGTGGTAGAGCAGTCGGCTATTAGCTGATTTGTCGTGGGTTCGATTCCCAACCTTGCCGATTTAGTAGTGTTAGTAGCACTACGTAGCCTTGAAGTACAAAAGGCTATTCGTGGTGACAATCAGTGTTGCCACGGCGCTTGCAGATATGGTGTAATGGTATCACAGGAGATTGCTAATCTCTCTAACGAGTAAAATCGTTATCAAGGTTCGATTCCTTGTATCTGCGTTGGTCGGTGTGTGCTGACTGTTGATGTGTGGCGGAATGGGTAAACGCTATTGCCGTAAGATAATTCGTTGAAGCTGGCAACTTAGATGACGAGAGTCGCGACAATCATGTGTGGTTCAAATCCACACCACATCAATTACAACAAACTAGGTTAGCTACCGAAAAGCAGAACTACGACTGCCTGTTTGTTGTTATTACTAATCGTAGAGTTGAGCGAACAAGGCGGGGTGCTCTTGTTATCTTTCGTAGGAGGTAATTTATGAATTTTAATGAACTTTTTGTAGACAAATCAAAGACACTTATCATAAATACTGATTTAGCACTTGTTTTAGGAGATTTAAACGAAGCAATAGTGTTAAATCAATTAAATTATTGGCTAGGAATTAACAGAAAAGCCGGTAAAAATTTTATTGACGGCAGATATTGGGTATATAACTCATACAGTGATTGGAAAGCTAAAGATTTTCCGTATTGGAGTGAAAAAACGATACAGAGAACATTTACAAGGCTTGAAAATAAAGGAGTCGTTGTATCTGCTAATTATAACAAATTGGGCATTGATAAAACAAAGTGGTACACAATAGATACCGAAAAATTACAAGAGCTTGTGGATGAATTTAATTCCGATGAGGACAAAATGACAAATCGACAAGACAATATGACTGACCGACAGGACAAAATGACCTGTCGAGAAGGACAATGTGACAGACCATTACCAGAGATTACTACAGAGAATATAGACAGAGATTATAATTCAGAGATTACTGGAGAGGTACATACATCTGTTTCCGAGAAACAGACGGCAAGGGTTACCCGACAGGATATGCAAGCAAAGAAATCTGATATGCTCTATAGATTCTTTGCAATCTGCAATGACAATATCGAGAACAAGACAATTAGAGAAGCTGTCAAAAAAACATTTCGCAGATACATGAGTATGTATGAAACAGGTTTTTGCAAGGTTCACCCAATCTTGACCGATAAGACGCTGACTAATGTATGCCTGTCGCTTTCTAATGTGACCGATACGGAGCATAATCACTTTGAGTGGACAGATGTTTACCTAGCAGATGAAACTGGGCTTACTGGGCTTGATAGAATGGTTTTTGAGCATTTCAAACGAACACATAGAGGACAGACTAACTACTCGATAACGCATTTTGCTAAAAGCGACTATCTGCTACAGTTGGCTCAAGGCATTATAGAGTATTAATCGGAGGTGTAGATATGGCAAAGGGAGTTAAGACACGAAATATTGAATCATTCCGAGAGGGATTGATGGAATACGCATACGGCAGATGTTCACAGGCACAAGCGGCAAAGATAGCTGGCATGAGCGTGCCAACATTTAGAAAGTATGCCAACATGCACTTTTTAGGTATTCCGTTTCCTGACACACTGTTTAAGGCAAAGGAAGAGTGAGAAGCATGTGTGAGTTTTGCGAAGAGAAATTTCCTGTCGTAACACATTATGGCAAATTTAAGATTGATAAGTTGTCAAATCAACCTGTAATTACATGCGACTTGAATAAATGTCCACCTTTTGCGGTGTGCAGCAGTAAAAATATGAATGTTGAAATGGTAATGAAAATAGCTTATTGCCCTATCTGCGGTAGAAAGTTGGCGGAAGAATGAAACCATTAGAAGAAATATTTTTTAGAGCTTGCGTGAATGAACAGAAAAGAAAATTGCCTTCAAGCAATCGAGAATTGAGCATAAGAACTATTGGAAATATTTTTGAAAGGCTTGGATTCTCATATAAGCAGTTAATGTATTATGTCAGAAAGTGGTCTGACAGGGGATTTTATGATTACGGAGTAACACTTGACTTGGGATGGTTTGAATTTGACAAACTGACCGGAGAATATAAGCGGATTTATGATTCTATGACAAGTACGGACGGATGGGAAGATGGGGAGTTGGCAAATTATATTGTCAGAAATTCTTTTAAGCGAGATAGAATAACACCACTTGATATTCTATATATGTACGGATTAGTTTAAAAGGCGGTGGAAGAATGAAACATCAAAAAGAATGGCACACTTGCGACAGGTGCGGTGTGGAAATAGAGTACAACTATAGTGCTGTTGCAAATATTGAGGTAGAAAAGCAATCATACAGCCTTGGTATCTGTGGAGTTATTTATAAGAGAAAAACGCAAAGGGAAAGCAATAGTTTTGATTTATGCCCTAAGTGCAGGAAAGATTTTGAGAGGTTTATGAGGAATGAGTAAAATATTTAAAATCCCTGAAAATGTGATAATTCCAAAAGCTAGAGTTGAAAAATTATCAAAGATGATGAAGCGTTAGAATTGCATAAGTTGTTGACGGAATAGGAGTTTTGAAATGAGCATGGCAGAAGTAATTGAGAGCATAGAGAAAGATATGTGGCGAGATTTGGAGAGCCGAAGCATACCGGAAAGCCAGCCGGAAATGATTGATTGTACGACTCTAGGAGAAGAACCGCATTCAAAATATCTTTGCAGAAGAATCGAAAGAGCTAGCAAATAGTGAGAACAAGGAGTGAGATTATGTTAATAGTTGCATTACAAGATGATGTAGATAATCTGTATGCTATATGGAATACAGTTACAGACAGATTTTTGGGTGTTAATTTGGACAGAGACTTTGCAATGGACGCAATAATACAATATAAGCATTGCTCTATAGCGGAAGCTAATTCAAGACTAGACAACCCACAACCATTTTCTGACATTGCTAAGGCTATTTACAATAGCAATATTAAAAGTGCATTAAATGTACTACGCACAAGATGTCACGAAAACGCAAGAGATAGTTTTGATAAAGGTAATTATGGAATTTTGCATATAGTTACAGCAGATGAATTAAAATAAATGATTGCTGATTATCAGTAGAAAGGAATTATTATGAAGAAGAAAATTATAGCAATTGTATTAGGATTGACATTGTGCTTAGGAATGACCGGATGTGCGTCATGGGACAGAGCAGTAACAGATATGAAAAGTGATGTAAATGGCGGAATGCAGAGAACAATTACTGTATATACGGCGGATGGTAAAGAGCTTGCAACATATGAAGGCAAGATTGATATTGATACAAACAATGGTGGATATGTTAAGTTTGATTTTAATGGCAAGAGATATATCTACTACAATTGCTTTGTAGAAAGCATTGCGGATATTGATTAAGTGATATTACCGACTACGGACTAATTGTAGCCGCTAACCTTAGAAAGCTAAAGGCTGATAAAACATAGAAAAGGAGATAGAGAACACGAAGAAGTTATTTGTAAGCGTGCCAATGAGAGGCAGAACAGAGGAAGAAATCAAAGCAAGTATTCAGAAGATGAAAAAGATTGCGGAGATATACGAGGGTGAGGAATTAGAGCTTATCGACAGCTATATTGAGGATAACCCACCGAAAGACAGCAAAGAAGCCGTATGGTATTTAGGTGAAAGCCTTAAGAAGCTGGCACAGGCTGATGTATTCATTGGAATTGATGAAGCGTATGATTGGAATGACTGTTATATCGAAAGAGATACAGCACAAAGATATGGTATTAAAACATATATAGTTCAAGCGAGGGATATAATTGATAACTATGGTGCTCTTTTTAAGAAATTAAATCCGCCTGTCCATGATGTATTGCTTTAACAAAATTTTACCGGCTACAGATTGATTGTAGTCGCTACCCTAAAACAGTTATAGGTGTATATTATGAGTAAAATTGATTTATACAATGGCGATTGCCTCGAAGTAATGAAAAACATACCCAGCAAGTCAGTTGACATGATTTTGTGCGACTTGCCTTATGGAACTACGCAAAATAAATGGGATAACATTATTCCGTTTGAGTCTTTATGGGAACAGTATAATAGAATAATTAAAGAGAATGGAGCAGTTGTTTTATTTTCACAAATGCCATTCACAGCAGAACTTGTACACAGTAACATCAAGAACTTTAAGTACATGTGGATTTGGTACAAGCATTATTGCAGAGGATTTTTAAATGCCAAAAAGCAACCTCTACGGACTACAGAAAATATATGCGTTTTTTACAAAAAGCAGTGTACATATAATCCTAAAATGCGTATTGGAGAATATCGAAGTAAGGGCAACAGTTGCAAACAGAGAGGTTGCTATGGCAAGTATAAAGCCATAAAGACAGTAAATAATGAATATTATCCGACTGACATATTAGATTTTGTAGGTGTTTCTAATAGCGAGTTAGAACACCCAACACAAAAACCTGTAGAATTGTTGAAATACTTAATTGAGACATATACAAACGAAAATGAAACAGTTTTAGATAATTGTATGGGAAGTGGCAGTACAGGTGTAGCTTGCGTAAATACAAACAGAGATTTTATAGGTATTGAATTAGATAAAGACTATTTCAATATTGCAAAACAAAGAATTACCGGTAATCAAAAGTGATTATCGCTACCCTAGAAAAATTATAGGCAGAGGTCTATAAGCACCTTTGCTTTTTAAAAGTGGAGGTGCTTTTCTTATGGCTAGTCAGAGCCTTATTTCCACAGTAAACGGATATGAAAACTACATAAAGGATAAAGGAATAGACGAGCAAGTAATTAATGCCTATGCAGACGCTTGCAGTGTAGCCATAAACGGCGAGAAAGATATTGAGTATGGACTACAACTCACTAAGAGGGCAAAAGAGCTTATAGAGGACTTCTGCACGGCTAAAACAGGCGGTACGATTTGGGATTTGGAAAAATACGCATTCGACCACAAAACCACATATGAGCTGATAAACAAAAAATATGAGGTTTTGTTACTTGAAGCTCAAAACAAAATAGTTGACAGCTATTTTCAGTACATAGAGAAAAAGCGTGAGCCTAAAGACCGATTTTATATGCCACGTAGAAAACAACTAATCAAAATCGGACTTGTGGACGCTTTGCAAGGCATGATTGATGATAAATACGACATATTGTGCGTGAGCCTAGTGCCAGGAGCCGGAAAGAGTACGATTGAGAAATTTTTTCATTCGGCAGTTGCCGGTTGGTTTCCAAAAGACTACAGCCTATTTTATTCACACAGTGGCGATATTACACGAATGTACTACGATGGAGTATACGACATTGTTACCAATGATGATGATTATGCGTGGCATGACATTTTCCCTAATCTATCAGTTACAAGCACGAATGCCAAAATGGAGCAATTCAATATTGGCAAATATAAACCTTTTCCGTCAGTACAGTGTACTTCTGTTGGAAGTAAGAATGCTGGAAAAGTCCGTGCAAGTAAATTTTTGCTAGTTGATGATATGATAGGCGGAATTGAGGAAGCTCTAAATCCTACAATACTTGATAAATTGTGGGATAAATACGCAGTAGACGCAAGGCAGCGTAAGACACAAGATACGGACGGAAAGCCGTGTAAAGAGATACATATTGCTACGCGTTGGAGCGTACATGATGTTATCGGACGCATTCAAAATATGTATGTCGGAAATCCGAGAGTCAAAACAATATCGGTGCCCGATGTAGACCCTGTGACAGGGGAAAGCAATTTTGATTATGAGTATGGTGGTTTTACGAAAGAGTTTTTTGCTGACCAACAATTACTCATGGACGAAATCTCTTACCGATGCTTGTATAAACAGGAACCTATCGAGCGTGAGGGCCTATTGTTTCCTGATGATAAAATCCGCAGATACTTCAATCTACCACATGGTGAGCCGGAAATTATCACAGCTCAATGCGATACAAAAGGAAAAGGCACAGACTATTTTGTTATGCCAATACTACAAAAATATGGCGAGGACTATTACTGCGTTGATTGCGTATGTGATAATACGGCAGACTATGAAATGCAGTATGAAAATGCGTCAAACACATTAGTCAATAATCAGGTACAGGAATGCGAGTTTGAACGTAATGCCGGTGGTGACAGAGTGGCTATGGAAGTCAATAAGCGAGTTGAAAATAAAGGGTGGATATGCAATATCACTGATGTACCGACAGAAACAAATAAGGAAGCACGTATTTTTCAGTGTTCTAACTGGATTTTACAACATATTATTTTCAAAGACCAATCACTTTATAAGCCCAATGAGCCTTATGGAGTAATGGTATCACTGCTGAAACGATATTCAGTAACAGGCAAAAAACAGCTTGATGATGTTCCTGATGTTTTTTCAAACTTTGCCTTAAGAATGACGCAAGGCAGTAGAATAGCAAAGGTTGAAGCAGTACACAATCCGTTCAGAGGAGGGCTTTATTAATGAATACAAAAACTTACTTAAATCAAATTAGCAGATTAGATAAAATGATACAAAATAAGCTGTCTGAAATATACAGGCTTAAGACAATAGCATGTAGCGTTACTGTTTCAACAGAAAAAGAGGCAATTGATGTTTCATCTGACAAAGATAAATTAGGCAGTACAGTAACTAAAATTGTGGACTTGGAAAAAGATACAGATAGACTTGTTGATGAATTTATGAGAAAAAGAAATCATATCATCGGTCAAATTGATAGTATGGAAAATACCGACTATTATCACGTACTCTCAATGAGGTATGTTAATCAAAATACTTTTGAAGAAATCGCACAGGCTACAAATTGGAGCATAAGAAAAATATTTACAATCCACGGCAGAGCCTTGCAAGAGTTTGAAAGGCTTTACGGAAAAGAATATCTTGAAAATGTGCAGTAGTGTGCATAGTTTTGCATATCATTGCATATATACACTTAAAAAATTGACAGTTATAATATAACTATGAAAAAATCGTAATTCGTTCATTGCGAAAAATCTCTTTTAAAAATAGCACTCACAGATTGTGGGTGCTATTTTTTGTGAAACGAGGGTGACATGAATAATCAGAATATTGTACCAACAGGAAAACGAAGTGTAATGTGCCCTCGTTGCGGAAAGTTATTAACGTGGGTAAATAAAAGTGACAAGAAACACCACAAAGTAATGTGTACGCACTGCCGTAAATGGATATGGTTTTGGGCTGGCGCACAAGAATATCAAATAAAAGAGGTTCCGCAAAGAACTTCTGCAAGTGGCATGAGGTTTTATTGATGTATAGATATGCTCATAAAAACGTAAGACCTTTTTCGGCTGTCTGTCACAATAATTACGGCAGACAAGTTATTTTCACGAGGAAAAGGCAAATCACAAAAAACAACATAATCGAAGAACTGAATAAAGCACTTGTGATTCACGAGCAAAACGTTATTGAGATTGAGTATCTTGACAGATACTATCGTGGTGACCAACCGATTTTGTATCGGCAGAAAGTGAACCGCCCGGAAATCAATAATAAGATTGCTGTAAATCTTGCATATGAGCTTGTCGAGCGCAAAACCGCAGAGATGTGTGCCGAGCCAATCCAATATGTGTTGCGTGGCACCGATAACCACAAGTCAGAGGAAATCACACAGCTTAACATTACAATGGATTCGGAAAGCAAACAGGAGTGCGATATAGACATACATCGTTGGAGAAGTATATGTGGTACCGGCTACAGATTCATCGGTAATGATGATGGACAAGGACAGTTGCTTGATGAGAGCGATTTTTACTTATCGTCTGAAAATCCAATGTATACGTTTGTTGTGTACTACTCCAACGGACGTCCAGCGTTCTCTTGTCAAATCGGAGAGGACGAGAACGGAGCAGATATTTATTATGTGTTCACTGACAATGAGTGGTTCGATATTCGTAACGACAAGATTTATGCAAGCGGAATAAACGGCAATAGAGCTATTCCAGTGATTGAATATCCAAACAATGCAAGGCGATTATCTGATATTGAAATGACTATTGCAATCACAGACGCTATTAATGTACTTACATCAGACAGAATTAATGGTGTCGAGCAATTTGTGTCTGCATGGGTGAAATTCGTTAATTGCGAGATTGACATAGATACATTCAGAAAAATGCGACGAGAGGGAGCATTAGTCGTTAAATCTAACAATGGTTCAGACAACAAGGCTGATGTTGATGTAATGACGAGCGAGCTTAATCAGACAGAGGGACAAGTGGTATTCACAGACCTTTTTGAAAGATTTTTGAGTATTCAAGGGCTTGCAAATCGTCAGGGCAACACAGGCGGTGATACCGGCTCGGCTGTAGAACTGCGAAACGGACATTACGATGCCGGACTTAGAACGGCTATTAACGAGCCTATTCTCAAGAAATCAGAGAGAATGGCGCTTAGGCTTATTCTTAATAGGCTGAGAATTAATAAGGACTTTACGCTTATGCCTAGTGATGTTGAGATACACATTAATCATAATAAGCTAGACAACATGCTTGTTAAAGCAGAAGTGCTTGAAATATTACTTAGGTGCGGTATTAACTACAAGAGAGCTGTCAAGACGATTGACATGTTTAGTGACCCTGAACAAGTCACTCTTGAAAGTGCTAAGCGCATGGAAATGTTATTCCCGGAGGAGCAGCCGACAACAGCTACACCTAACAATGATAATGATAAGAACAATGGAAAGACAGCCGATGAATAATTGGCTGTCAATTTATTTTGGAGCTTGATATGGCAGACGAAATCCACACACTTGGCAAAAATGAAATACAAGACATAGATTATGACACATATTTTGGTGAGATGGATTTATCTGACGATGAAAAGGAAGATAGAAAAGACCTTGCCGAAAGATTTGAAAAAATCTTTGTTATGCTTTTTGCTTTGTTATCCGGCAAGGAAGAAACAGAGATAACAACTATCACTAAAGAATTTATCATCAGATATGAGAGCATTGCCACGCAGTATTGCAAGGCAAAGAAAACACCCTCATATATTACGGATTATGCCCGGTACATTGTGAATGAGGTAGTTGACGCTACCACACAAAATACTGAAGTAGAGTATTTTACTTCACAAAAGCGAGCAAAAAATGTAGCTGCGAATGAAGCTAATGCAGTCGGCAATTACAGATTGCAAACTGAAATGGTGAAACAGGGCTACAAAACAAAAGAGTGGCGCTCGAAAGAAGATTCACATGTCAGACCTACACATGCAAATGTTGACAGAAAAAGAATTGATATTTTTGAGCCGTTTGAGGTTGGAAATTCGCTGATGATGTTTCCGAAAGACCATTCTTTAGGGGCACAAGTAAAAGAAATCGCAGGGTGTAGATGCAGCGTTAAATATTACAAATAATGAGCAACTTGTAAGGAAACTTATAGGTTGCTTTTTATTATACAAAAATTTGCAGTTGTGCGTTAAACAACAGAAAAACTCGGCGGGAGCGACCCGCGATAACAAAAGCGTGAGTTACGGAGGTAATTGAAATGACAAGAAATGATGTTTTAAAACTTTTCCCGGACGCAACGGATGAGCAGATAACAAATCTGCTTAACAAGAGCGGTGAGGAAATGGCAAGAGAGAAAGAGAAAGCCAATCAGTATAAGGCTAAAGCCGACAAAGCTGACGAGCTACAGACACAGCTTGATGAGCTACAGAATGGCAACATGACGGAGCTTGAAAAGGCAAATAAAGCCTTAGAGACAGCTAATCAGCAGATAGCCAAGCTACAGAAAGATAATGCTGTCAGAGATTTACGAGAGAGTGCAATGTCTGATTTTGGCATTACTGCCGAACAGGCAAAGACAGTAGTAAAAGAGGATGGCTCTTTTGATACGACATCACTTGGCAAGATTATTTCCGACATGAAAGCCAATGCAATCGCAGAGTATGAGAAAAATACTCTCAACAATACTCCGAATCCAAGCAATGGCGGTAACAATAACGATGGTGATACAGGAAATAAGACAAATGCTGAAAAGATAGCAGAAAGCCTTATATCTGATGCACCTAAAAGCAACAACATTTTATCACATTACATTCAGTAACAACAGGAGGTAAAAAATGGCAAAGGAAATGAATATGCAGTATGAAAAGACTTCGTACGCGGGAGATGTTCAGATTTTAAAGAGAGAGCCTAATGAGGCAATCCCACTGACACTTGATTTTGATGGTGTAACAACTACAAACGCACAGGGCAAGAAGATTGTCAAAGCGGGTACACCAATCGGAACAACCGGCAAGGCTGACAATACAGCCACAGTAGTAGGCATTTTAAGGTTTGATGTAACAGAGGACAGACCACAGGGAGTATTGCTTAAGAAAGCGTATCTTAACACAAAGGTAGCAGAAGCACACTCAGGCGTTACATATGACGCAGCAGTTAAGACAGCTCTTCCAATGATTGTATTTGAATAATAACAGGAGGTAAACAGATGTTAATTAATGAAGTATTAGACAGTAAGTCTATCGCATTATCAGCAACAGAAAACGCTAGTAATCAGATACCTTATCTTGGTTTACAGTGGTTTCCGGAAAGAAAGAAACAGGGGCTTGATTTAAGCTGGATTAAGACACATAAAGGGCTTCCAGTATCACTTGCGCCATCCAACTTTGACACAATCCCGACAATTAGAGCTAGAGAGGGATTAAGCAAGGAAAAAACACAGATGGCATTTTTCCGTGAGGGAATGACAGTCGGTGAAGAGGAAATGCTTGAAATCGAGCGTATTCAATCAGAAGATGACCCTTACCTTGCAAGTGCTTTATCAAGCGTATATGACGACACTAACAACCTTGTAAGTGGCGCAGAGGTTGTACCTGAGCGTATGAGAATGTCACTTCTTGCTACAAGTGCAGGTCATCCAGTAATTGCCATTGTGAGCGATGGTGTTCAGTATGCTTACGATTATGATAAAGATGGTTCATACGCAAAAGACCATTATGCAAAGTTATCCGGCACAAGTATGTGGAGTGATACAGCTAATTCAAAGCCACTTACAGACCTTAACAATGCAAGAAAGAAGTTACAGAAGCAAGGCAAGATTGCCAGATATGTGCTTATGAACAGCAATACATTTCAGTATTTGCTTGATAATGCACAGATAAGAAACTCAATCCTTGCACAGAACCTTACAGCAACTATTGATGTTGACGATGATACTGTTATTTCAGTAGTGCAGAAGAGAACAAAGCTCACTATCGTACTTTACGATAAGGTGTACATTGATGATGATGGCAAGGAGCAGTACTTCTACCCGGATAACAAGGTTACACTCCTTCCGGAAGGCAGCCTCGGTAGCACTTGGTTTGGTACTACACCGGAAGAAAGAACAGCAAGACAGGTAGCTGATGTAGATGTAACAGTATATGGTGTAGGTATTACAGTCGCTACAAAGACGGAGTACGGACCACCTATGAAGATGTCAACATTTGCTTCTGAGGTTGTTCTTCCATCATATGAGAATATGGATAGCACATTCGTATATGAGGTTCATAGCGAAGAGTAGGGGGTGCAACTATGAAATATCCATATATAGTGATTCATAATGGTAAATGGTATAACGCTGGCGAAGAGGTTCCGGAAAATAATAATTCCGGAGCTTCTTTTGATTATAGCAAAACAACCATTAATCGCATGTCTACATCTGATTTACAGGCTTTTGCCACAGAACAAGGTATAGACAATGCAGAAGAACTTACAGGAGCAGAGCTAAAGAAACTGTTAATTGAAAAGTTTGGATTATAAGGAGCTTGGCATGGAATACACCACATTAGAACAAGTCAAAATCAGACTTAAACAATTTCATATTGATACAGTCACGAACGATGATGAAACAACATCTGATGTGGTAGTGTTCGACAACAAAGAAGATAATCCGGTAATCGAACAGCTCATTAAGCAAGCTACGGAAGATGTAAAGGCAAAAAGAAATTACCCTGACAGCTACACAGATGAAATGATAACCGAGGATTTGAAGAAATTTGAGAGCGTTATCGTTAATTTGGCCGTCTACGACCATTCGCAAGCCGGTGGGAACTACATGAGCGCATTAAGCGAGGGCGGTGTGAGCCGTACATGGAAAGACAGAGACAGCTTATTTGTTGGGGTATTTCCCTTTGTTAATATAGTTTAATCTAGCCTATAGGGCATTACAGAAAGCTATAGAAGATTGTGCGTTACCAATATGGTAGCAGGCGGTACACATTAAGTGGTGGTGGGCGGTGTACCAATTACCAAAGATGAAAGGCGGTATATCAATGCCAATAGCAGTAATTATAAGCATTATTTCAGTTGCTTTTTCCGTCTTTTTCGGACTGTTTACATTAGGACTTAATCTTAAGAACAGCAAAAAGTCTGACAAGGCAGAACTTACGGAGCGTGTAAAGGAAAATACACGCATAAATATGAAACTCGACACAATATCAGGCAACACAGCAGATATAAAGAATGAAGTTATAGAAATGAGAAAAGAGCTTAATTCTCATGATAACAGGATTATTAAAGTTGAGGAAAGTGTAAAGTCAGCACACCACCGAATAGACGGATTGGAAGCACGACTTAACGAAGATAAGGAGGCATAGCAGAATGGATATAACATCAGTATCAACAGTAGTTGCAATCGTTGTAATAACATATCTGATAGGCTTAGGAGCTAAGGCAATTCCACACATTAAGGATAATTATATTCCTATAATCGTAGGCGTTGCGGGCGGTATCTTAGGCATTATAGGTATGTATGTAATACCAGACTTTCCAGCGAATGACATTCTTAATGCAATCGCAGTTGGAATTGTGTCCGGATTATCAAGCACAGGTGTTAATCAGATTTATAAGCAGGTAAAGAAAAATGCTTGACATCAATAAGCAAGCCATGAAGTACGCGCTTCAAGATCAAACTGTCACAGTATATGACAAAGACGATGACGGAAATCCAAAGTTTTACGAAACAGAGGACGGAGAGAAGATATACTACACGCATGAAGAAGCAGGCTTTTCGGAGCCGGTTGATTTTCGAGCAAATATATCATTTGACGGAGGAGAAGCACAGAACAAGGAATATGGCTTTAATACGGCTGATTTTGACGCTGTTTTGCTGACAGACAGAGGAGAATACCCTTTTAAAAAAGGTGACGTTATTTGGCTTGATAGTGAGCCTACAAAGGACGAAAACGGATTAGTTGATTCAACTTCCGCAGACTTTACAATAGTCGGAGTCAAGCCTTCTCTCTATTCAGTTAAATACATGCTCAAAGCAGTTGTGAAAGAAGTGTAATTATGAAGATTGACGTTTCCCTGACAGAAAAATCTATACAAGATGCGATAGACAAGCTTGAAAGATACAAAGACCGCTTACAGGACAAGTGCATAGCGTTTGTCGAAGAGCTTGCTAGTAACGGCATAGCCGTAGCACAAGCAAATACAGGCAATTTCGGGCACTATATTACATTTAGTTACGAAATTAAAGATACAACGGACGGCTGTACGGCTATTGTGCTTGCCACCGAAACAGGGCAGATACAAAGCACATGGCAGACGGCAGACGGACTTAAGACAGTTGATGTATCGCCTTTGCTTATGACTGAATATGGCTCGGGTTGGAAAGCTAAACCACACTTTAATGACTCAAGGGGCGGTCAAGGCACTTTCCCAGGGCAGACGCACGCATTTGACAGCGAGGGTTGGTATTGGAGAGACGAAAGTGGAGAATTACACCATTCATACGGCATTACACCTACAATGCCGATGTATCACGCATTTGTAGAAATGGAAAATGACATCATAAGAACAGCACGAAAAATTTTTTAGTTGAGGTGATAAAGTGGCGAGTCAAAATCAATGGGTTTATGACCTTGAAAACCTCACATATGCGATTATTAAAACCCGATGTGAGAAAAAATTGAAAACTAAATATCCCAAGCTAAAATTCACACAAGAGGAACAGTCGGACAGTGCAGCGGCTAGTTTCCCGACAGTGCTAGTTCAAGCACTCGAACCTATAGAACAGAATGAGGATTTAGAGGGCAGAAGAACAAATACAGTGTTATTTACGGCACAAGTAACTGTTACAACGAATAAAAGCCGTTCAGAAGCTTTGAATGTGGCGCAGACAGTGGCTGATGAATACAAAGCCATGTCATTCAAGTTAGTGCCAGCCCCATTCGCTAGAAAAAACGGCAAATTATGGACCGCAACATTACGTGCTAGGCGGTCATTCGACTGGAATGATAGATTATAAGAGCCTTTTGGCTCTTATTTTTTTATGGAAAATTAGGAGGTAATACAAATGGCAACAGGATTAAAAAGTAGAATTGCTTACAAGACACCAACCGCATCCGCCACAAGTGGCGATTATTGGGCTGGAACTTACAAGCTCTTACTTAGAGCAAAATCAATTCCCTCACCATTCGGCTCACAGAACATGGTAGATACTTCAACTCTTGAGGATTTAGTAGAGACACAGGAAATGGGTAGACGTTCAGCCGGTTCCATGGAAGTTGAGGGAGCTTTTGAGAAAAAGTATAAAGATGAAATGGTAACCAACGAGGGTAAGAAGCTCGACTTCATTATTCTCTATGGTACAGATGGAAAAGGTTCAGAGGGTATCTGCGCTTTTATCGGTCAGGAATCATTCGCCCCAGGTGAGGCTTCCGATGACCACTTAACAGGAACTGCGACTGTATCAGTTCAGACAGTGCCTAAGTGGATTGAGGATAACTACGATGTTGCGGTAACGGAGGATGACCAAGGTTATCCAACAGCAATCACACTCACAAAAAAATCATGAGCCAATCGAAAAAAGCCGTAGCGGTTGGCTATGATGATAGCACGGCTGACAGCGAACTTGAAGATACAATATAGCAAGGTAATTGAGGCAGTGTTAAAACTGCCTCTTTCCCTATATAAATTAGGGAGAAAGGGAAAGATAAAATGAAAATTAAATTAAGTGGAAAAGAGTATACAGTTAAATTCGGATATGCACCGGTATATAAGAATAAAATTATCCCAAGGCTCGTAGGGATGGGGCAACAGGGCGAGGGACTTGAAGCCGTTGACAACATGCTTGGATTTTTACCGGAGTTTTTGCTCGTGGGCCTGCAAAAGTTCCACGCTGACGAATTTGGCTTTGATTTTGACGATAAAGAAGCAAAAGAGAAGCAATTGGTAAAGATGTATGATTTGCTTGACGACTACCTTGATCCGGAGAATGAAGAGGGTGGAGATATAATGTCACTCTACAACGATTTGTCAGCTGAAATGGAGAAAAACAGTTTTTTATCAAAGATGCTGGCGAGAGAGGCGCAGACAGCCAAGAAGAAACCAATCAAGAAGTAAAAGAGCTTACATGGGAAGTGTATTGCAACGAAATCCGCCCATATTGGCTTTTGGCAACTAAAGGTTATGGATTTAGCGTTGAGGACATAGATATGTCTTGTCCGGCTGATTTAGAGCCTTATTCAAAGGCTTATATGCTCGAGCAAAAAGAATCCGACTCTAACATGTGGGCTTGGTGGGGCACATACGGATTGAGTGCAACTCTTACAGCTATCGACAGAGCCTTAAATGGCAACAAGGCAAGAGCAAAATACATCGAAAAATCATTAAATGAGCAATACTCAAAAGATAACGAGCCTAAATACAAGGAGTCTAACGAGGAAATTGCCGTTTATGAGATGAAGCAACGAATTAACGCATTAAGACAGTCGGGATTACCTGAAAGTCCTGATTAATGAGGTGACAAAATGGCATATAAAGGAATTGACGTATCGTCATATCAAGGAAATATTGATTGGAGTAAGGTTAAGTGGGCTGGTGTGCAATTTGCAATTCTTAAAATAATCCGTAGAGACCTTAATCCAGATAAAACCTTTGAAGCGAACTGGAAAGGCTGTACTGATGTAGGAATGCCGATACAAGGTGTTTATAACTACTCATACGCTACAACAGTAGACAAGGCAAAGATGGACGCAAACAAGGTCATTCAGACACTTAACGGAAGAAAAACCTTTGTTTGGTTAGATGTTGAAGATAAATGCCAGCAAGGACTCGGACAGACACTTATTGATATTATCAACACATATCAGAGTGTTATTAAGAGTGCCGGACTTAACTTCGGTGTATATACCGGACTTAGCTTTTATAATCAGTATATTGCGCCATACGCAAATCAGATTAATTGTCCGTTTTGGATTGCACGTTATCCATCAACTAAGGGAATGTCTATTGGTGACGAGCCTAACAGTACCAAGAAGCCTGTTATACAGCATTCTCTATATGGTTGGCAGTATTCAAGTGCATTTACTTGTAGCGGCCTGAATAACAGCACTGACGCTAACTTACTCTATGTTGAGCTTGATAAAGGCGATGGAATAGAGAATAGTTCAGCACCAACGGCAACTCCTGTAAAGGATAACGCTTGGAAAGGCAATGAGGAATATTACCTCAATAATGACGATGTAAGAAAATGGCAACATGCCATGAACATCGGATTTGACACAGACGAGCTTAAGGAAGATAGCAAGTTTGGAGCTGACTCGCAGAGATTTGCCAAAAATCACAATCTGTGGAGCGGTCAAAAGCATAACTGTCCGACAGCAATTAAGTGGTTAAGAAAAACTCTGCATGACAAGTATCATTTTTACAAGCTTGATACTGATTACGGCAAGTGGACAGATTATCTCACGAAATGTGTCATGGTATTCCAAAAGAATAGGGGGCTTAAGCAGGACGGCTATGTTGGATTAATCACAACATACTATCTGCTCAAAGACTAAATACATGAGAGCTACTTTAGGGTAGCTCTTTTTTATTACAGGGAGGTGAGAAAATGGCAGAGAGCATTGAGCTTCAAATCAAGTCGGACGCACAGCAAGCGACTAAAGCTATAGGCAATTTACAAAGCAAGTTGCAAGGACTTGGAAGTACTCTCAATTCCCTCAATGGTGCAAGCATAAGCAATTTTGCGAGTGGAATGTCACAACTTGCAACATCACTTAGAAGTGTGAGCAGTATTGACACACGTACCTTTAGCAAGATTGCGACTAACATGGAGAAGCTTGGCAATCTTGATACCGCAAGACTTGTCAGCTCGGCAAGTGCTTTAAAGAGCATGGCAACAGAATTGTCAGGCTTTGCGAGTATCTCAAAGCAATCAGCAGAGATTACACAGCTGACGGCTTCAATTTCAAAGCTCGGTTCAAAATCAGCCGGGTATGCTGCGGATAACATCAGAAACCTTGGCGGTGCATTGAAAGAGGTAATGACAACATTATCTAACGCACCGAGAGTCAGCAATAACATTATTCAAATGACTAATGCACTTGCTAATTTGTCGCAACAAGGCGCAAAAGTCGGCTCGGCTAGTAGGTCACTCGTAACAGGATTTTCAAACACAACAAAGTCAATTAAGAATACAAGAAGTGGATTCAGGGGCTTAGCTTCAACTATCGGTAAGTTTTATGCGACTTATTGGATGGTTATGCGAGCTGTCGGAAAAATAGGCAGCGCAGTTGATTTAGCAAGTCAATTAACAGAGGTTCAAAACGTAGTAGATACCACGTTTGGCGATATGGCAAGCAAGGTTGATGATTTTACAAAAACATCAATTCAAGATTTTGGAATGTCAGAGCTGACAGTTAAGCAAATATCAAGCCGTTTCCAAGCACTAGGTACTTCTATAGGCATTTCGTCAGAGCAAGTGGCAAATGGTACGGCAGTGGCAAATAAAGCTCTTATGAGCCAAAATAACACGCTATACAAGACTACAGACAGTATGGCTGATATGTCGCTTAATCTTACAAGATTAGCTGGTGATATGGCTTCATTCTACGATGTAGACCAAGCTGATGTTGCAAAGAGCTTACAATCCATTTTTTCGGGAACAATCGCACCATTAAGGAGATACGGACTTGATTTAACACAAGCCACACTTTCAGAGTGGGCTATGAAAAACGGACTTGACGCAAATATCAAGTCAATGACGCAAGCTGAAAAGGTATTGCTAAGATATAATTATGTCATGGCAAATACGCAAGCTGCACAAGGAGACTTCGCCAAGACCGCTAATACCTGGGCTAACAGTGTAAGAGTCCTTAAACAAGAGTTCCAAGCATGGGGCAGTATTATAGGTAGCGTAGTAATCAATGCTTTAAAGCCATTTGTTCAAGCCTTAAGTAAAGTAATGCTCAAGGTTATCAGCTTTACAAGAACTGTAGCTGACGCGCTCGGAGCAATCTTCGGATGGACTATCGAGATAAGCGGTCGTGGCGCCACGGCTGACGGCATGGAGGACATAGCTGACGGAGTGGGCGATATTGGCGATAACGCTGATAGTTCCAATAAGAAAGCACAAAAACTGAAAAAAACGCTGCTTAGCATAGACGAGATACACGCACTTGACGATAACAGCGATAGTGGCAGTGGTGGCGGTTCAGGCAGTGGCGGTTCAGGTGGCGGTGGAGCTGGTAGTGGTGTTGATAGCTCGCTGAAAAAGACCGATGGACTACTCGAAAAATACAAATCATCAATCAAAGACCTTTACTCACTTGGAAAGTACATCGGTGACGCTCTTGCGAGTGCCATGGAGAGCATTGATTGGAAGAAGATTTATCAGAAAGCTGACAATTTCGGAAAAGGACTTGCAGACTTCCTTAATGGTTTAATCAGCCCAAGGCTCTTTTACGATTTGGGCGCAACAATAGCCGGTTCACTGAATACGGCTTTGCATTTCCTTAATTCATTCGGTACAACATTTGACTGGTCTAATTTTGGATTGTCGATTGCGAATGGCATTAATGGTTTTTTTGAGAATTTTGATTTTGCTTTATTGGGGCAAACTGTATCAGCATGGGCGAAAGGCATACTTACAACCTTAACAACAGCAGTAGAACGTACAAACTGGGCTGAAATTGGTACTCAAATAGGCACGTTTTTTGCAAATATTGATTGGGTGGGAGTTTTTCAAGATGTTCACGAGCTTGTTAATGGACTTGCAGAGGGCATTATAACAGGGCTTTGGAACTGGTTCCAAGAGGACCCTTTGAGCGCAACGATTGTAGCCGGTTTCGCTCTTGCAAAATTAACAGGAATAGATGGAGAGGTTGGCGAATTATTATCGTCAAAATTATCGAGTGTTTCTGCAAAAGTTGGATTAGTCCTTGCAGCGGATGGTGTTTCGCTGTTTTTCGACTCAACAGGAACTAATGTCAATTCTATCGTATCACCTTTAATGACAGGACTCGGAGCTAAGCTACTCGGTGCTTCATGGCAAATATCCATTTCTGTAGCCATAGTGCTCGCCGCCGCAAACATAGGTTTAGCAGTGGGAAACTGGATAGCCGGAACAGATGTTACATGGGGCGATATTTTCAAAAACCTAAGTGATACAAGTTGGTGGACTGATTTATTAACATATATTTCGGGAGATTTGGCAAAATTTGGTGGAGACCTTGTGGCGGATGTAAATAACTGGCTAGTGGACTTCATCAATGGAATCATCACAAAGCTAAACAAATTGCCGTTTGTAGAATTGCCACTTATAAGTAACAGTGCAAAGGTGACAAAGGATGATGTTAAAAAATACGGAAAAGAAGTAGACCAAGCCGTACAAGATATGCAGAATGGTGTCGGAAAGAGCGTAGGAAAGACGAGCGAGCATATTTCGGGAGCCGGACGCAAGCTTGACGAATACAGGAAAAAGACGAAAGACGATACAAGCGACATTAGTTCGTCTCACAAAACTGCAAGCGATAGTGTTAAAAACTCTCTAAGCGGTACAAATTCGGCAATAGATGGCACCAAGAATAAAATGGGAGAGCTTGAAAGCAAGTCAAGTACAAGCACAACCAATTCAAAGGGTGTGTTTAATGGACTTGCAAATGCACTAGGACAAGCATTTAGCAATATAAACTCCGGCATAGACGGCACTAAGGGCAAAATGGGAGAAATGGAGAGTAAGTCAAGCACAAGCTCGGCAAATTCTCAAAACGCTTTTTCAAGCCTTAAGAATGGACTCCTCGGTTTCCTTGGCTCGATAAACAACTCTATCAATGGCAACAAAACAAAGATGGAGGAAATGCAGAATAAGGCAAGCACGAGTACAAAGGGTGCGAAAAGCTCATTTTCAGATTTTGCAACAAAAGCCAGTAGGTCACTCGCAAACACGAATGACTCAATGAGCGGAACTGAAAGAAAAATGAACAATCTGCCTAGTATTTGGCGAGGAATTACTTTACCGAGCATAACGGCTAAAATCAAAATTCCTCATCTGTCAGTAAGTTGGGAAGATTACGGAAAATTCAGTTTGCCGAAAATAGCAATCAAGTATTATCGTCAAGGTGGTTTCCCAAAGGGCGAGGACGGAATGTTTTTAGCAAACCATAATGAGATGATAGGTAAATTCTCAAACGGCAAAAACGTAGTCGCAAACAACCAACAGATTACAGAGGGAATTAAACAGGCTGTCATGGAGGGCATGGCGCAAGTAATGATGAACTATAATGCCGGTGGAAACTCTGCACCTATCATTGAAAACGTGTTTAAGTGCGACAGCGAAACACTCTATCGCATGACACAGGTAGGCAAAGCAAAGCATGGACAACGATATATTGTAGCAAATGAATTTGGTTAAGACACTCACCCTTGCGTGGGTGTCTTTTTACGAGGTAACAATATGGCAATGATGTTAGTAGACGGAGTGGAATTACCTACTCCGTCAACCTTTGAATGGGGCTTAATTGATGTGTCTGCAAGTGATAGTGGACGAACACAAGACGGCAAAATGCACAAGAATAGAATAGCGCAGAAACGACAAATTAAATTGTCGTGGAATGGTACAGACAAGGCTAGGACAGCAAAGATACTTCAAATGGTAAACCCCGAATATATCAGAGTGACATATCCTGACGCTATGAGTGGCACTGATGAAACACGTACATTCTATGTGGGTGACAGAGGTGCGCCTATCAAGATATGGACTGTCAACAATAAGAGGTACGAGACATTGAGCTTTAACCTCATAGAAGAGTAAGGCGGTGATTTAATGCTTAACGTATCGGCTAAATGGCAAAGAGCGGTAATGCTCGACAATGATATAAATGTAAATTGTTTTGCTGACATAGTTACGGCAAGTGGTGAAAAAATCCCTATTAGTGATAGCGAGCTGTGGGCGAATGGCTTCGAGGTCAATGATTCAACATCAAGCAACGGCACTTTCACAATCGGGGCTTTGATTGCCGGAAAACTGAAAATCAAGCTGAATAACATCTATGAAGATTACAGCAAGTATGATTTTGATAAGGCGAGCGTAACTGCATATGTTTCAAAAAGTTTTTCTGACGGCACAACCGAAAAATTAAAAATCGGTGAATACAGAGTCAGCGAGACAAGCTATGACGGCTCGCTCATAACACTTACTTGCCTTGATAACGTTAATAATTTCAATCGTGAGTATGACAGTAATTTGAGCTATCCTACGACAGCATATGAGGTAGTCAGAGACGCTTGTATTAAGTGTGATGTACCTTTTACTATGGCGAAATTTGACAACTCTGATTACGTGATTAACGAGATACCAAGCGATAATCAAAAACTCACATACGGACAGGTAATAGCCTACATTTTGCAATTGAGTGGATTATGGGGCAAATGCGGTCACGATGGTGAATTGCTCATCGGTTGGTATGACATGAGCCAGTTTGACAGCCGAGGTTACGATGGCGGAACTTTTAGCACGAAAACTACACCATACTCTGACGGAGATACATTGAATGGTGGAAATTTCACCGACTATTCAAGTGGAGATATCGCTGATGGCGGAACATTCACGGAGGCGAGAAATTACCACAACATTTACACGCAAAAAGATTTGAATGTTGCAACTGATGATGTTGTGATTACAGGCGTTAAAGTTATTGTAACATCAAAAGAGGATAAGGCAAAAGATGTTAATACGCTTGCCGGAAAAGAGGGATATGTAATCTCAATCACTGACAATCCGTTTATTTCGGCAGACAAGGCACAAACAGTTGCAAATTATATCTTTAAGAAAATCGGTGGCATGAGGTTCAGACCTCTTGATGCTACACTCTTGTCAAACCCACTGATTGAGAGTGGAGATGTGGCGCTTGTGACAGACCGCAAGCAGAATACCTATAGCTGTTTTATTTCCAACCGAACATTTACAGTTGGAAGTGGCACTAAAATTTCATGTGACGCTGAAAATGCTTCAAGAAATAGTGCTGACAAATTCAGTAATGAGACAAAGGCTGTCGTACAAGCTAGGAAAGTGGCGCAGGCGCAACTAAGTGTATATGATAAGCAAATGCAATTGTTGACACAGCTAATGTCTCAATCACTCGGACTTTTTAAGACCGAGCAGAAACAAGAGGACGGCTCGATTATTTACATTATGCACAATAAAGCTGACCTTAATTCAAGCAATATACAGTGGAAAATGACAGCTAATGGCATGGCTGTATCGAATGATTACGGCAAAACATGGAAAGCCGGAATTGATAAAGACGGAAACGCTATTTTCAATGTTATGTCGGCTATCGGCATTAATTTTGATTGGGCGCATGGTGGCACGCTCACTTTAGGTGGTGAGAATAACACAAACGGCAAGCAGTATGTCAAAGACGCAAACGGAAAAATTCTGATTACGCTTGACAATAAGGGCATTACGCTCGCTGACGGAGTTAATATATCATGGAATAATATTTCTAATCAGCCTAGTATACCGAGCAAGACGAGTGAGCTAACAAACGATAGCAACTATGCTACGACAGGACAGATACCAACAAAGAATAGTCAGTTACAAAATGATAGCAATTACACCACTATGAGTGCAGTTGAACAAAAAAACTATACCACTATGGCAGCAGTGCTAGAAAAGAAATATCAAAATTCGGACCAAGTAGTTACTATCACAAAAAACACTGTAACTGCCGCATTCATTAAAACGCTCGGACTTTTAGTCGGTGACCAAATTCAAATGGGCCCTAACGCTAAAATCACTTGGGCGAATGTAACCAATCAGCCGAGTATACCAACAGATACCAACGATTTAACGAATGGTGCTGGCTACACTACCATGAGTGCGGTTGAGGACAAAGGGTATGTTGTGTCAGAACAAATTGCTGACTTTATAACAAATGCTGATTTAGACGAATATGCCCGAGTAAATTTCTATAAAGACCTAAATGAGTTAAAAAACAACATCGGCTACACAGAGATTAACAATCAGTATGTTATTTCACCACATATATATGCTGGAACTGTTACGGCAAGCGATTTTAATGGCGGTACGATTAACATTGGAAATGGAGCGTTTGCAGTTGATAGTAGTGGAAAAGTAACTGCTTCGAATCTTAATATGTCCGGCGGTAGTATTGCGCTGAACGGAAATTTAAGTAATTCAACGATTGATTTAAAAGCTACCGACAATTCAGGGAACAATTATGAACTTTGGATGAATGGTGCAGTCTTGCGAATTGTCAAGAATGACGAGAACTTGATTACACTCTACGGAACCACAGGCTCTATAGGCGCGCAGACAATGTATGCTCAAGAGATACAATCTGATAAATTTAGGGAATCAGCCGGAGGATACGCGATGTGTGGTGATACAACATCGCATACATATCATTGTAACTGGGATGGTACGAAATTATGGTTTGAGGTAGATAATACATGGGTGTGGAACTCATCTGACAAGCGATTAAAGAAAAATATCCGGTCTATTCAAGACGAATATATAAGTGCAATCGGGGCGGTAGATTTAGTCCAGTACAACCTCAATCGTGAGAATTACTCTGATAAAGAACTTTACTTCGGAGCAATAGCACAGGATGTTGTTATAGAACTGGAAAGCAGAGGGTTGAATGATGAGAGTGTCAAACTTCTGTCAAAAAAGAAAGTATCGGACGACTCCAACGAGCTTTATTACGGTATGGACTACGAACAATTCCTATTGCTAAGACTTGCACATGATGAAAAGAGGATAACTGAACTGGAAGAAAGAAACCGACAATTAAGTGAGAAAATATCCAAAATCTATGAAAAGTTAGGTATAGAGGAGGTATAGCTTATGGCAATTCAAATGAGACGAGGGGCATACGCGCAGTTTGACCCCTCAAAAATGAAAGCTGGGGAATGGGCGGTATCGACCGACTCCGACACAAAAAAACAACAGATATGGATGTGTTTTGCGCCCGGAATAGTTAAGCGGATGGGAACTGTTGAGGATTTTGACGTTGAAATTCAAAGACTTATTCAGAGTCACCTTGACAGCATGGCTCAATCCGTGTCACAGGCTCAAAAATCAGCACAAACCGCAACAGAAAAAGCAACCTCGGCAAGTAATTCTGCTTCACAGGCTCAAAAATCTGCGCAGACCGCTTCACAAAAAGCGAACGAGGTAGCACAAGCTTCGGGAAAGATTGACACGGCAGTGAGCCAAGCAAACGCAGCTACAAAGGCTGCAAATGAAGCTGCACAAAGAGCAGAACAGCAAGCCGGACTAGTCGAGCAGAAAGCAAACGGAAGAGGCATTACCTTTTCCGTGACAAGTGCCGGATTACTCAATGTAAGTAAGGAGGAATAATATGAGCGGAATAGACATTATATCAGACACAACAGGGCAAGCAATTGTTGAGAGCATTAAAGCCCTTGGCACAAAATTAAGCGAGGGAAGAGTCATTTATGGTGTTCACATTAACAGTGCGGATAGTAACCCAAAAACAAGAGTCAGGTATTTAGCAGACGCAGTAGGCATGACTCCAGCAGCTATGAATTTCACAAGCGGAACTTTTGATTACGGCTCATGGGCGAATGCCTTTTTTATGCCAAAACCATGCATGCTTAAGACAAATGGACAGGTTGACTATTACCTCAACGAGAACGATTTAACTAAAAAAATAGATGGCAGTGCGTCAGATATAGCAAACATTGATTATAATGGAAATGCCATGATGGAGTGGGGCAATGGCACAGACATTATATGGTGGAAGATTGAACCTGATAAAGGCAATCCTAACAGTGCAAGCCTTTATGTTGCTAATTATCAAGCAGATAAGGATTTTAAAAATCTAAACTTCATCGACATTAACGGCA